AAAAGAGTGTAGCGCAAGCAAGGCGATATAATAATGATAATTTTGGGGATAGGGGTTAAAACATGGCAGATTATACAGTTGTAGATTGGGTAAGCGTAGAGGGTACACTAGCTGTTGTAGCAGCAGCTATTGAAGTAAAGCTTGAGTCATTAGATAGCACAGACAACCCCCTCTACATATCAGAAATATTTCCAATAGGTAGAACAGTTGGGCCACCTGTAAAACAAGTATTCCAGGCTTGTATTATTTATAAGGGCTAACCTTTGATCAACACCTTACATGGGCAGGTCATGCCCACAGATAATGCTACACCTCATTTCTTATGGAGTGAGTTAGCATGTAAGTGTGGGTGTGGTTCAGCGTACATAGCACCAAGGGCATTAGAAAAACTTGAAGCATTGCGTAACATGGTAGGCTTACCATTTCAAATAAACAGTTGTGCTAGGTGTCCTAGGCATAACTCGCTAGTAGGGGGTGCTCCATTGAGTTTCCATCGATCTACTGAAAACTCCCCAACCAAGGCATTCGATATCAGCTTACGTACTGTAGATAAGGCTGATCTAATTAGTGCTGCTCGACGTGTGCAATTCAAGGGTATCGGTGTGAACTATAATTCTTTTGTCCATTGTGATGATAGATCTAATAAGGCTGAATGGTGAGAACGTACACATGACTAACATAGATATGACTGAATTTGAAGGCCACCTAAAAGCTGATGGCTTTGACGATGCTATCATGGGCTTAGGGAGTCGATGTGGGGAAAATGATGTCTTAGTCTATAGCGCACATAAGTGCATAGATATCCTAATTGATAGCAATAGCATGGAGCCAGATGAAGCCGCTGAATACTTTGAGTTCAATGTCCTAGGTTCATACGTAGGATCTGCAACTCCTATATTCTGTTGGGAGATTCAAAATGCTTAAAGTTATCTTGTCAGTCATAGATGTTTTGTTACGTAATCGCTAATGGTTAAAACCATAATGATAATCATGTTATTGCTCCATGATGGTAAAGTAGACTTCATCACAAAGGTCGTTTCTACATGTCCTTCAAAAGCAATAATTGAAATGAAATATGATAAGTTAAAGACACAGGGGGCTTTCCACGATTGGTCTGCATTGTGTTTCGATGTCAATTTTGAAGAGAAGCCTGAGAGGTTAAAGGTTTAATAATGTTTGACGTACTGATGGGTATTGTATCGGGTGGGGCAACTGGAATATTTGGTAGTCTGCTAGGGCGTGTCGCTGGCATCTTTGAAGCTTCTCAAAAGCGTAAGAGCATGTCACTTGAGTTTGACCACGAGTTAAAGATGCAAGGTTTAAATCTACAAGCACGTAACCAAGAATTAGAGATCGAGGAGCGTATAGCATCTACGGAAACTGCTGCTTCAATGCGTTCAGCATCATATGGTCATGACACTGGGTACGGTAAGCCCAGCAAATGGGTAGTTAATATTCTCAGATTGGTAAGGCCATTCCTTACAGTCATGCTCTTAGCTCTCACTGTAATGGTATTTATTAACGTACATGATGAGGGGCTGAAGGTTAATGTAATTAATCAGATCCTGTTCATGACAAGTATGGCACTTAGCTGGTGGTGGGGTGATAGATCCCCCAACAAGTCTCACAAGTGAATACGGCTAGACAATTAACAGAACAGCAGCAACGGTTCCTTAATGTTCTTTTTGATTCATGTGATGGCGATATCAAGTGGGCGATGCGTGAAGCTGGTTACTCTGATAATATTCCTTCTTCTACTGTTACCCGTAGCCTTAAGTCTGAGATCTTGGAGAAGACAAAAGAATACCTCGCTTCCAAAGCCCCACAGGCTGCAACGAAATTGGTAGGAGTTATGACAGACCCTACACGCCTGGGTAACAAAGAACTGATGATGGCTGCACAACAAGTGTTGGATCGTATTGGTGTAATTAAGACTGAAGGCTTACAGGTTCAATCAGCTAATGGAGTTATGATACTACCTCCAAAGAAAGAAGAAATTGAGGACGATGAGTGAAGCACCAGTTAGGAAAGGTACTGCGAAAGTGTGGGATCTTCCTGTTGGTCCCATTAATACAAACGGTGAATACGTTCCGATACCGAAGAGATCAAGGACGATACCCTTTGGTTACGAGGTTTCTCCTGAAGATCCGTATATCCTATTACCACTGGTTGATGAATTGGTTGCTCTTGAAGAAGCGGCTAAATTTATAAGACATAAGCAATACAGTATAAGGCAAGTTGCTCATTGGTTGTCGGAGATTACTGGCAGGAGCATTAGTCATTCTGGATTAGATAAGAGATTAAAAGTTGAGCGAAAGAGAAAGCGCAAAAAGAAAACTCTCGCAAAAGATGAAGCTCACCTTAGAGCAATCATCAATGCCCAAGAAAAAATCAACAAAACACTTGGGAACAAAGAACAATCGCCCAAGAGCGAAGCGAGAGCCGAAACCAGAACCTAAGATTATTGAAGCGACTCATGAGGAAGTGTCTGTACTCATTGATAGCGTACCCGCTGAGTCTCGTTCAGATATAATCTTTAAGCCTAACGATGGTCCACAGACTGACTTCCTGTCTGCATCAGAACGTGAGGTATTATATGGGGGTTCAGCTGGTGGGGGTAAAACCTACGCAATGGTTACAGACCCCCTACGGTACTGTGGGGTTAAAGCTTTCAACGGTCTACTACTACGTAGATCAACAGATGAATTAAGAGAGATCGTTTCTGTATCTCAGGACTTATACCCATTGGTATACCCTGGTTCAAAGTGGTCTGAGCGAAAGTCCTTATGGACATTCCCCTCTGGAGCTACGCTCTGGATGACCTACTTAGATAGAGATGAAGATGTTAAGCGTTACCAAGGACAAGCTTTTAATTGGGTTGGGTTCGATGAGCTAACACAATACCCGACTCCATATCCTTGGAACTACATGCGATCACGGTTACGTACTACAAGTCCTGAGTTACCACTGTGTATGAGGGCAACTACAAACCCAGGTGGCCCAGGTCATGGGTGGGTAAAAAAGATGTTTATAGACCCATCCCCATCCAATACTCCTTTTTGGGCTACAGATATCGAGACAGGTAATAGACTAGAGTACCCCAGCAGCCACAGTAGGCGAGGTGAGGGTTTGTTTAAGCGCAGGTTTATCCCTGCATCTTTATTCGATAACCCATACTTAACAGCAGATGGCGAGTATGAAGCTAACCTACTATCGATGCCTGAAGTACAACGTAGGCAGCTACTAGAAGGTAGTTGGGATATCGCAGAAGGGGCTGCGTTCACTGAGTGGAACAGAGATATCCATGTAGTTAACCCATTTGATATCCCACATAACTGGGTAAAGTTTAGAGCATGTGATTATGGATACGGAAGTTTTTCAGCTGTTCTTTGGTTTGCTGTTACTCCAGCTGGTCAACTGGTTGTCTATAGAGAACTGTATGTATCTAAGGTGTTGGCTGTAGATTTGGCTGATATGATTCTTGATTTAGAAAGTGAAGATGGGCAGATCTACTATGGCGTACTTGATAGTTCTTTGTGGCACAAACGTGGAGACACTGGTCCCTCACTTGCTGAACAGATGGTAAGCAGGGGGTGTCGATGGAGGCCCTCAGATCGTAGCAAGGGTAGTCGGATAGCAGGCAAAAATGAACTGCATAGAAGACTCCGCATGGATGAGTTCACAGAGGAAGCTGACATTGTTTTCTTTAATACATGCGTACACTCGATAGCCCAACTTCCTATTATCCCTTTGGATAAAAAGAACCCAGAAGATATCGATACTAAAAGTGAAGACCACATATACGATGCCTTACGCTATGGCATCATGAGTAGACCAAGAGGCGATCTTTTCTCATTCAATCCAAGTCTTGAGAAACGTGGTGCTCCTATGTCTGACGCAAAGTTTGGATACTAAATGGCCCAATTAATAGAGGATGACTTAATCGAGAATGCTGAAGCAATTGCCTTAGAGGATACAGACGATGCATTAGGGGATGACGCACCATTGGATGGTGTCCTGTCACATGTTGATTCAGCAATGCGGCGGGCAGAAGATGGTAAGCTTTACGATGAGCAAAGAGCGTTACAAGCGTACCGAAATTACCGTGGCATCTATGGTCCTGATGTTATGTTTACAGATACGGAGCGCAGCCGTGTGTTCATAAAGGTCACAAAGACTAAAGTACTAGCTGCATACCAACAGATCACTGACGTATTATTCTCTAACCAGAAGTTTCCTCTTTCAATTGAACCAACTACTTTACCAGAGAATGTTGCAGAGTCTGTCCACTTTGATCCTGGCGCACCAGAGGGAGTAAAGGATGAAGATGAAGCTTCTCCATTTGGCTATGCAGGTGATGGTAAAGAGATGCAGGCAGGTGCATCGATACACAACATTAAAGATCGTTTAGGCCCTCTAACAAATAAGCTTAAAGATCTGATGGGAATTAAAGAAGGTGAGGGTAAAACGCCTACCTCACAAACTTTGCACCCTGCATCTATTGCTGCAAAGAAGATGGAGAAAAAGATACACGATCAGCTTGAAGAAGGCTCAGCATCTAAGCATCTACGTGCGACTGTATTTGAAAGCGTCTTGCTCGGCACAGGCGTTATGCAGGGTCCATTCGCAGAGTCTAAAGAGTATCCTAATTGGGATGCAGCAGGGGAATACACACCTGTGTTTAAGACGATGCCTAAGAGTGAGAACGTGTCCTTTTGGGATAGCTATCCTGATCCTGATGCACGTAATGCAGAGGAGCTAACCTACTTTATCCGTAGACGCAGGATGTCACGCAACAAGCTACGTGCTTTGAAAAAACGTCCACACTTTCGTAAGGATGTGATCGAGCAAGTAATTCTCAACGGTGAAGAGTACCAGAAAAAGTATTGGGAAGATGATCTAAAAGACTACGGTGACACCTCAGAAGTTAATCGTTTTGAAGTCCTAGAATACTGGGGCTTTATAGACAAAGAGACTGCTGAAGATGAGGGTATAGATATCCCTGAGCAGTTTAAAGATACGGATGAGTTGCAAGTAAATGTATGGGTATGTCAGAACCATATACTCAGGTTTGTGCTCAACCCATTTAAGCCACAACGTATTCCATTCTATATCATCCCTTATGAACTCAACCCTTATTCCATATTCGGTATTGGTGTAGCTGAGAACATGGATGATACCCAAACATTAATGAATGGATTTATGCGAATGGCGGTAGATAACGCTGTTCTGTCTGGCAACTTAATCATTGAGATTGATGAGACTAACTTAGTTCCAGGCCAAGACACAGATGTATATCCTGGTAAAGTATTTCGTAGACAAGGTGGAGCACCAGGACAAGCCATCTTTGGCACTAAGTATCCGAACATCAGCAATGAGAATATGCAGATGTTCGATAAGGCAAGGCAACTTGCGGATGAAAGCACAGGCTTACCCTCCTTTTCTCATGGTCAAACAGGCGTACAGGGCATAGGTCGGACAGCAGCTGGCATCTCCATGCTGATGAATGCCGCTGCTGGATCAATAAAGAGTGTCGTAAAGAACTACGATGACTACTTACTGAGGCCTCTAGGGGAAGGGTACTTCTCGTTTAATATGCAGTTTGACTTTGATGAATCGATACAAGGTGACTTAGAAGTTAAGGCACGGGGTACAGATGCGTTAATGGCAAACGAAGTTCGTAGTCAACGACTGACATCGTTCCTGCAAGTAGGAAGTTCAGAAGCGTTAACACCATACGTTAAATTCCCATACCTACTGCAAGAGATTGCGAAGTCTATGCAATTAGATGCTGATAAGGTAACAAACTCGCCAGAAGAAACAGCACGTATCATGGCGTTACAAGCTCAGAATAACCCACAACCCCCTGCACCCGCTGCTCCAGCAGGTGCTGACCCATCAGACATGACAGGTTCTGGAGGTGGGACCATCGGTGCAAGTGCAGTTCCAGTTCCAGGTATGGACCAGTTCTCAGGAAACCCAGTAAATGCCCCTGCCCAAGGAAATATCCCAGCCCCTCAAGCCGCTGGTAACGAACAAACCCCTACTTGATGCGGTGAATGCCTACATTAATCTCCGCATAGATGAAGTAAATAAGATACTACAAGATGCTGAAAGTGATGTTGAGATGCGTAGATCACAAGGTGGAGCAAGGGAGTTAAAGCGTATGCTCAACATAAGAGAAGAAGTTTTAGCAGGAGACAAATAGATGGCCCACGAGAACTCAATTACGGTTAGAGCAGGTGCGGATAGATTCATCAATATTCCATCTGTAGTGGGGGGTATGCAGGTATCCAATGAGGAAGCTGAAAAAGCATACCTAATGGGCCAAACAGAAGCGTTGTCTGATGCACAAGGCAATTCAACATGGACTAATATAGAAGATGCCGTATCTGCTGCTAAGGCTAGGTCAGAGGGTACTGATCCAAGTAACTACGCAGAAGGTGGGTTAGTAGCTGCTTCAGAGGGTACTGAGTATCTACGTGAAAAACTTTTCCAAGGGGAAGATGATTACTTTAAAGATAACCCAAACGTAGCTGGTATGGCAGCTGAAGATAATAAGGTAATATTAAATCCCTATTCTAAAAACTCAAAGGAAGAGCAGGGCGCTGTTTATAGTAATGAGTTATCGAGAATAGCTATGCGTATGAGTAAAGATAAACCTACCTTTGCACTAACCCCTGAGCAGGTAGAGCAATTTAGAGGCACATCATATGAGGGTAATGACGATGCCATGCGTCAGACTATTGCAGCTAGAATATACTCAAATGACCCATCAGCTGGTAGACCTACAGATGAGCAGATGCAATACGCAGACAAGCTAAAGGGCATGGTTAATATGATACAAAATAATAAAAAAACTAACTATGCAGAAGGGGGTATGATAGATCCTATCAGTGGCAATGAAGTACCACCTGGAGCACTCCCCCAAGAAGTACGTGACGATATCCCTATCAATGTATCAGAAGGGGAGTTCATCTTT